AGCCGGTGGTCTGCTGGATCGCGTTGGGCGTCTTGACCTTGACGAGGTCGCCCAGGTCGATCCCGGCGCACGACGCGAGCACGAGCGCCAGGAAGAGCAGGCCGACGAGATAGACGACGTGACGGGTGGAGAGCGAACCGAGGAACTTCATCCGTGAGCCTCCTTGGGCAGATCGGGAACCTTGCCGTCGATGAACACGTCCTTGAGGACCGAGACGGGGACCGTGATGGGGCGCTGGCGTTTGCAGAACGGGTCGAAGTCGCGGGGCTTGAACGATCGCGTGCGCTTGGGATCGCGGTGCAGGTTGGCGATGACCGAGAGGCACGACGAGGCGATGGACCAGTCGTGGCGCTGCCGCCCTTCGAGCATCTCCATCAACTCGCGGAGCGTCAGTGGGCCGGGATCGACGCCGACGGCTCCGGCGCAGTGCCAGACGTGCCGCCAGGCGTCGGCGGCGGTTGGACCTCGCCCTCCGACTCCGCCAGCGCGTTCTCCGCCAGGCGCTCCAGTTCCCCGCTCTGGATCAGGTGATCGATCCGCCGCGTCGCCAGGTCGCGCGCCTTGTCCATCACCTCCCGCGTGGCCTGGAGCACCCGCCCGAGGTTGGCCCGGTCCCTCGGGCTCGGGCAGAAAGACACGAGTTCCTCCAGCAACGCGGCGGTGGCGTGCTCGATGGCGTCGCCCGCCATCGCCCGGCCGAAGTCCTCGTCGCTGACGCCGCGCGTGTCTGCCTCGGGCTTGCAGAGGGCGTAGACCACATCGCACAGCAGGACCGGGTCGCGCACCAGGCGTTCGAGAAGTCCGCCCGTGCCCTCGATGGGCTGCATGAGGTCCACGCGCACCAGCCCTCGCACGCGCTTGAGGGCCGCGACGTTGATCTCGACCTGCCACTGCCTGCCCGCGTTGTCCGTGAACATCTGCATCCGTGACTCCTGTTGTGTTTGTCTCGTGCGGATCAGCCGCCGATCCATGAAGGCGCCGTCGTCGAGTAGGTCACCTTCGCCGTGACCGAGACGGTGATGGCCTCTTCGAGCGCCTCGCTGCGGGAGAAGTTGGTGATGGAGAAGTCGGCCTGAAGGCCCTGGCCGCTGGTTCCGTCGAGGACCTGCAACCCGATGACGGCGTTGTTGAAAAAGGCGTTCTTGATGGCGGTGAACCCTGCGTCGGCGGTGTCCCACACCATCTCGAACTCGACGCTCGCCTCCTTGAGCGTGGCGACGGTCGCCCGCCAGCCCGCGTTCGCGCGGGTGGTCACGTCGGCCTCGCCCGCCTCGAGGTTGAGCGTCACATCGCGGGTGTTGCCCAGCGCCGTCCAAGAGCCGCCGCCCGCCTGGCCGCCCGTCTTGAACTTGAGGACGGCCTCCATGCCCAGTTTGATTGCCATCGATCACCTCCGAACGCGGTACGTGACACTCAGGACGCTCGTAAACACTCGGTGCTGTTCCAGCGACTCGCTCGACACCACCGGCTCGTGGGCGATCCCCGCCCACGCGGCCTCGGGCGCACCGGGCAGCCTCGTCAGCCGCAGGCGGTCGGCGATCTCCTCGGCGAGGTCGAGCAGGGCGTCGATCTCGACCTCTTCGTTCTCGGAGGGGAGCTTCTGCTGCACTCCCACGTCGATGACGCACTCGACGATGCTGCTGTCGCGACTGGCGGCGGAAATGCCGACCGTCCGCGGCACGACCGACACGCGCAGGTCCTTGAGGTCCTCCAGCGTGAAGGCGGGCTGGTACAGCCGCTCGGCGATCACGGGGCGTGAGTACGTCCCGGCGTTGATGTGCGCGGCGACCGCGTCGGCGATGGCGGTGATGGTGCTCACTGGCCACCCCTCCCGTTCAGCCGCCCTTCGAGGTACGACACGCGGCGCTCGATCGCCTGGTACTCGGTGCGCAGGGCGCGGGCCTCCACGATGAGTTCGTCAAGCCGCTTCTCGACCTGCTGGAGCTTGGCGGTGACGACGCCCCACTGGACGGTCATCGCGCCCGCCGCGATGAGGATCGTCACGACGATCCCCGCCCACTGCACGCGCAGCGAGGCCTTGCCGCCGTTGGTGCCGTTGTGTCCGTTCGCTTCCGTCATCACGCCTCCGTGCCCACGAACTTCGTGTGAACCCGCATCACCCGCCGGTAGGGGTCGCTGAATCGCCAGGGCGGCTGGCCGCCGGGCGCGTTGACCTCGTACACGAACACCTGCCCCCCCACGCCGCCGACCTGCTCCCGCACCTGGTCGCCCGCTCGCGGCGTGATCGGTCCCGCGCCCAGATCCAGGTCCGCCGCGCGGATCAAGAAGTCCCGTGACTCGACGCGGTGGATCAGCCCCGCCCCATCCGCCTGCTCGAACTCGGTGCGGCCGATGGTGGCCTGGACTTCCTTCTCGTCCGCACCGCGCCTGTAGACGACCGCGCGGCTCATGTGCCGATGCCGCTGGTCATCGAGGAACGCCGCCCCCTGTTCGAGCAGGTCACCCATGCGAAGCCTCCACTCGTCGGGATCACTGCTGGAGTCGGATGCGCACGATGGTGTCGGCATCGACGGTGTTGCGCACCACCTTGCCGATGAGCTTGTTGCCGGTCGAGACCTTGGTGGCGACCTTGTTGGCCGCGTCCCAATAGGCCAGCGCCCCGACGGTCAGGGCGCTGCCCGCGCCGGTGGCCTTGGGGAAGTCGAAGACTCCCTGCACCGCCAGCGACCCGAGCTGGTTGGCCTTGAGGTCAACCCGCGTGGTGCCGACCAACTCGCCCTGCACGACGACCGTGCCCGCGGGGATGTCGGCCCCGGGGGTGTAGTCGATCGCCGCGCCTTCGTGAACGAACTTCGTCGTGGACATCTGTGAACCTCCGGGGCCTTCGCCCTCGCCGCCTGGCTCGATCTCGCCGCCCTCGCCTTGTGATGGTGGGTTTACGTCGCCCATGAGGGATTACGCCTCGCCCTTGCTCTTGACCGCCGCGCGGGAGTCCTGCATGGCGACGCCGAAGTCGAAGTAGCCGCGCCACTGCATGCCGAGCGTGTTGAAGTCGGTGTCGCCGGACTCGATGGTCGGCGTGCGCTTGCCGCGCAGGTACGCGATCTCGATGGCCGCCACGTCCGCAGGGTTGGCGAAGAGGTACCACGCCTTGGCGCTGCCACCGGAGAGCCCCTGGGCATTGAGGTAGGGGGACGCGACCGGCTTCCACTTGCCCGCGTGGGGGTTGACGCTGGGCTTGCCCTTGTCGGTGGTCGTGGTCTCGTTGATCCGCGTCTCGGTCATCAGCATCTGAGCCGTGACCTTCAGCGACGACGGCACGAGCAGCACCGAGGGCGTCAGCAGGATGGGCTTGCCGTCCGTGTCGGTCTGGTCCAGGAACGCCTGCTCGGCCTGCGTCAGCGAATCGATGCTGAGGTTCGTGGCCGCGCCCGAGATGAAGTTCTTGTTGCCGACACCGAAGAAGTTGGCAGGGTTGGCCAGGAGCAACTCGAAGACCGCCTCCTCGCGCTTGAGCGCCGACATGCGGCCGATGATGCGCGGGATCTGGAGGAACGCCCCCAGGTCGTCGTTGATCATCATCTGCCGGTTGAGCGCGAACATCCGGCCGTACGTCTCGACCTTGTTCGTGTACGCCTGCTCCGAGAGGCCCGCGTGCTTGAGCTCGCCGTCGGGGCCGACCTTTTCGAAGACGCCCGTGCCGGTGAGCCGGTAGCGGGTGACCTCCTTGAAGTCGCTCACGTCCGTCTCGGCGCTGAACATCGCCACCACGCTCTCGACGGCGGTGTACGCCGCGAGCATGGTCTTGTTGGCGACGTTGGAGAGGATGCCCGACAGCGAGATCGTCGAGAACCCGCCGGCGGCCCGGATCTGCCGCTCCTGCTGCCGCAGCAGGTTGTTGGCCTCGAAGGCGGTCTGGATGAACTCGTTCTCCACGCGGCGCATGCGTGCGGACCCGCCCGCGGCCTCGATGACATACGCCAGGGCGCTGTGGATGCCCGCCCCGCTGAGGGTTCCGGACAGGGCCGCGTTCATGGTGCGTTGGTCGTACCACTTGCCAACCGTCTCTTCGGGGATACCCGCCGAGAGGCACAGCGCGGCCTCGATCGCACGCCCAGCCTGGGCGGGCTCCGCGTCACGGCGGACCCCGCCAGAGGCCAGCGCCGGGCGGTCAGCCCGGAGCACCGCGAGCTCGGTCTTGTTCACATCCCACCCCTCGGCGATCGCCTTGGCCTCGATCTCGGCGTGTTTGCCGCCGCCGACCGCGCAGACGCGGCGCACATCGGCGATGCGCATGGTCTCCGCGGCCGTCTCTGCACGGATGCTCGCGACGTGCGGGGGGACCTCCGTGTCGCCGCCCTCGCCGGGATCGGTGCCCGTCGCGGCCGCGGTGACGGCTGCCGCCTGCTGCTCCGTGTCGAACATCGCCTGGAGGCTCGCCTTCTGTGTATCGCTGAGCGTCACCGAATCGAACCCCTTCGCCGCAAGCCACTGATCGAACGTCATGTCGTCCTCCTTGATCGCTGCTGCCGCGACGCTCGCGGTCGTGTTGTCGTCCGCACCCAGGGCCACGAAGCTCACTTCGCCCAGCACGCTTCGGCGGGCGATGTGGACAGGCCCATCGAACTCGCGGCCGTTGGCGACCGCCTTCTTCCCCTTGGGAATGAACTCCATCCCGCCCGGCTGCGCCATCGCACCGAGCGACGCCTGCCACGGGAACCCGTTCCGGCTGCTCTCGACGATCTCGCGGGCCACCGGGCCGGCCCCGGAGATGACGCCGGAGACCAGCAGCTGCGATCCCTCGATCCGCACCGCGTCGGTGTGCCCGACGATGAGCGAGCGGTTGTGGTCCTTGAGGATCGGGCGGCTCTTCGCACCCCCGCCCGCCACCTGGAGACCGGCGAGATCAACGACCACCGGGTGCGGCCAACCCGCGAGCATCATGGGGCCGCCGGTGTACGCCGTCATGGAGAATCGACGCAGCGCGGGGGCGCTCGCGTCACCGGTCGGTGGGCCGGCCTCGATCCACCCATCGACGGGCGCACACAGGTTCAGCAGTCGCTCATTCGGCATCGTCGCCCTCCCCATCTGCGGGCGTCGGCTGGAGCGTCTGCGCCTGCTCCACGACGAGCCCGAGCTCCTTCATCAGCGCGACCTCCTTGGCCCGTTGCCGCAGCTCGGATTCCCAGTCGCGGCCCTGCTTGGCGAACTCCGCGGCCAAGGTCGTGGTGTTCGAAGTCAGCCGCGTCGCCTGCGCCGTCGCCTCCTTGGCGGGATCGACGTGCTCGTTCCCATCCCAGAACCACTGACGGGGCGGGGACTGGCCGGTGGCGATGAGCGTGCGCACGCGGAGCGGCAGCAGGTCAGTCACCAGCACCGCCTCACGCAGCCAGGCATGCAGAAGTCGGTCGAGCACGACGCACGCCAGGTGCTCCTGCTCGACGCGGATGCTCTTGAAGTACGTCTGGTGATCGAGACGACCGCTGGCGTAGTTGTACCCCGAGGAGTTGCACGCCGCGACGTTGAACGGCATGTTCAGGCAGCGGGCGATCTCGTTGAGGATCTCACGCTTGAACTCGGCGTAGGTGGTCGCGGGCTGCTCGGCCTGCATCTGCGCCATCTTCCAGCCGCCGGGCATGGTGAGCAGCGAGCGGGCTTCGAGCTCGATGGCGTCCATCGGCTCGACCGCCTCGGCCTCGCCGTTCGCTGGGGCATCGGTGTAAAGGATGCCCGCGAAGTCGGCGGCGGTTTCCGCCGCGCCCAGCACCGCGAGCGTGAAGCGGCGGAGCTGCGCGAACAGTGGCAGCGCAGGCGTGATGTCCGGGACGCCCCGGCTCTGCCCCGGCCGATCGCTGCGGAAGTAGTGGATTACCGACTCCGCCGGGACGCGGTCGTACTCCAGGCCGAGGTAGCCCGAGCGAGTGTCGCCCGGATGCCCCTTCAGGATGTGGTACGCCGACGGGTTGCCCGCGTCGTCGAAGACGATGCCATCCACGGCGTTCTCGTCCACGGGCCAGAGGTCCGGCGTCGTGACCTGGTCGGCTTCGACGAGGCGGATGTCGAGTTTCACGGGCGTCGGCAGGCGCGGGTTGCTCACCAGCACGCCGAAGACCTCGCCGTCCGTGGCGCGGGAGGCCCGCATCGTGCGGAGCTTCTCCGGCAGCCCGATCGCCTTCGCCCACGCCATGAACGCCTGCTCGATCCGCTCGTTTCCGCCGTCGTCCTCCGTAAGCAGTTGCAGGCGGGGGCCGGTGCCAACCACGTCGTTGGCGAGGGTCAGCACGATCCCCTTGGCGTATGAGTTGTTCGCCGCCTCGTACCGGGCGCGGTTGCGGAGCGTCCGCCGGACTTCCGGCGAGGCCGCCGCGTCGGCGCTCAGGCCGTCCGCGCCGGCCCAGTGCTTGCGGTTGTGGTCGTTGGTGACGGCGGAATCGAACCCGGCTCGGAGCAAGCGGCGGAAGAAGCCCCCCTTGGCCCGGGCGAGGGGCTGGGCGGGCGGGGGGGGCGGCTTGGATCGAAAGAGTCCGAACATCATCCCCCCTCCGCGCCGGCCGGGATCAGCCGCGTGAGTCGCAGCGCCTTGGCGGGTTTCTTTGCCGCTTCGGCGCTCGCGAGGAACTTCGCCGCCTCGATCTGATCCGGCAGCGGGTGCTGCTCGACGCTGCCCGCATCCCCCTGCGCCCGCTTCGGCCCCGCCGCGTTGTCGCGGATGGCCTGTTCGAGATCAGGGGTGGGGGGCGTGGGGTCCGGCATGATCGCTCCGAGCCGCGGCACCGCGCCGCGTATACGGGCCATCTACGCGATCCGCTTCGAAAGTGGCGAACGCCTCGCACAGTTCGGTCGATAGATCGACCTCAGACCTGCGATTCTCGGGTGAACATCCCTCGCCCGCAGTTGCGGCACTCGCGGCGGCGCACCACAACCCCGCCGGGACGGTGCTTCACGTACACGACCCGGAAGTGCTGGCAGCCGCAGGCCCGGCATACGAGCCCGACCTTCTGCCCCTGCTGCGATGGGGCGGTCGTTCGTGCCCGTGGCATCAGCGACGCCCTCCCTGAAGCGCCGACAGCTTCATGCGCGGCTTCGCCACGGCCCTGGTGTCCGTGCCGAACAGCACCGCGCCCTCCATCGACGCCGCAACGGCCGCTCCCACGATGCAGTCGAGCCAGTGATTGTCGAGACCCTCGACGCGGAGCTTCCACTCGTCCACCGTCCGGCCACGCCCCTCGGTCTTGACGCGGTACTCGCTGGTGAGATGCTCGGCCAGCAAGCGGTGCGGCTCCGGCTTGGTTCCGAAGAGGGACAGGCAGCCCGGGTCGCCCATAGGGACGGCCAGGCGGGCGTGGACGAAGGACTTCCAGTAGTTCGTGTCGAAGACGATGTGACGCACGGCCCGTTTGCCGGTCACCACCGGCACGCGCCAGTTCAGGCCGATCCGCTCGCCGCGCTTGCGCCTGTAGTCGGAGAACGGGATGCTCGACGCGCCAACGTACCGCCCGTGGCTCGGCATCAGCACGCCCGCGTGCGGTGACTGCCGACAGAACTGATAGACCACATCCGTGGACGAGCCCCAGTTGGCGTCGATCAGGCAGCGGTCGATGCGCACCATCGCGCCGTCGTCTCGCCGCCACTCGCGGGCCAGGTGTGACGCCACCAGGCGCTCCAGCCCCGCATAGATCGCGCCCTCCGCGCCGGCGCGGGGCGCAGACGCCGCCAGTGTCCGCCGCAGATCACGGAGCGTGAAGTACCCGTGGGGGGCCTTCTGGTCCGGCTCCGTGCCGTAGTCGATCACGTACCCGGTGAAGTCGTCCTCCCACGCGGCCACGAGGTAGAACAGCGCCTTGCCCTGCACGTCCACGAACATCGTCAGCCGCGTGCAGCCGATCGGCACTCCGCCACGCTGGTGTCCGCTCACCTTCGCCGCGATCTGGTCGGCGCTGAGCAGATCATCGATCGCCTGCACCTCGGGCAGCGGCTCGTTCTGGTACTCCGCGAAGAACGCCGCCTCGTTCTGCAGCCGCAGGTTCATCGCGTGCTGCAGCGCCGAGAGTTCATCGTGGTTGAACCGCTCAGGCCACGCCACCAGCGCGCCTTCGTCCATCGCGGTACGGTGCTGCCTGTAGAACTCCGTGGCGGCCTTGATGCCACGGTCGCTGCGCAGCCCCTCGGCCCGGATCTCCGCGTACCGCTGCCACAGCGCCTCCCGCACGGGGAAGGCGTAGACCATCTTCGTGCGTTCGCCCTGCCACTGCGGGTGCTTCTCGCGGTCAAGGATGCGGTCGGCCAGGTCGTCGGGGCGAACGACCGTCAGCGTCATGAGGCCGGCGATCTTCTTCCCAGGCCCGGCGAGGCCGAGGATCGCGCCGGCGAGGATGCGCTCGCGGTTGGCGCACTGCGAGGGTGACCGGGCGCTCTCGTCGGTCTGCGGGTCGTCGATGAGCACGAGCGACGGGCGAACGCTCACGCCGTCGACGCGCTTGTGCTTCATGCCGCGTATGCGCCCGGTGATCCCGGCGACGCGGATGATCGACCCCGACGCCGCGGAGCCGGGGATGGTGGGCAGCACGATCTCTCGCGCGGTCCAGCCGATGTGCGTCTGCTTCCCCTGATAGAGCTGCCCGGATGCCCGCTGGTGGATGCCCTCGAGCGACCGGATCGGGTGGCACACCTCCGGGAAGTCACCGGCGAGGAGTTCGCTGTTCTCCAGTTCCGCCTTGATCGACTCGAGCATCCCCGCCGCGTGCTCCTCGTCCGAGCCGATGAGCGCCACGAAGTCGCGGTGACCGTACAGCATCGCCCACAGACAAGCGACCTCGCACAGGGATGTCTTGCCCGACCCGCGCGGCATGGCCATCGCAAACAGACCGCCCTCCAGAACGGCCTGCTCTATCTTGGCGACGACCCGCAGGTGGTCGGGCGACCACGGGAGGTGGAACGTCTGCGCGAAGTACGCGTCGCAAAAGTACCGGAAGTCCCGCGCCGCCTTCTCCTTCCTCCCCGGGTCGGCCACGGGCGGCAGGTCGCCGATGTCGCGCCCGGAGAGCGAGAGCATCGCGTTGCGCTGCCGCGCCCGCTCCTTCATCGCTTCGTACCCGGCCAGGCCTTCCGGCTCCCGTGCCGCCTCCGCCAGCCCCTCATGCCGAGTCGTCACCAGCCATGCGACGTACCGGAACAGGTCCACCTTCCCCGCGTTCCCATCGGCCGCGACGCGGAACCCTGCGCGCGTGCGGTGACGATGAAGCTGCCGCTCGCTGACGACCTCGCCCAGCGGCGTGCTATTGAGCAGCCGCGCGAGCCCGCCTGGCCTGAGTTGGCGCGGGTCAATCGCCACCGGCGGACATCTCCTTCACAAGCCACGCGGCGTAATGCACGAGGTTGATGCTGCCGTCGGCGTTCGTCGGCGCGCCGGCGTCGATGTCGGCGCGGAGCATCTCCTCGGTGACGGGCTTGCCGCCGAGGCGCGACAGCACGCGGGCGGCGTCGGCCACCGACAGCGCGCCCGGGTTCAGCCGCGCCAACCCGGGCGTCCCCGCCTCCGTTCCGAAACTAGGCGCGTGTTCGGGAGTCATCGCGGACCTCCCGGGCCGGGATGTTTCGCCACTTGCCCACATCTTCCGCGTAGTTGCCCACAGCGGACAGATTCTCGGCGAATCCTCGCCGAATCGCCTTGCTGTCCGCGCGATGTCACGGCTTCATGTGTCACAACGCGGGGCGGAACCCCGCGACCCCCACGAAGGAGAACGCAGCGATGAACGCGAACAAGACCATCCCGACCAAGGCCGACCTCGACGCGATGCTCCCCGCCCTGCGGGCGCTCGCCAACACGACGCCCTTCGGCTTCGCCAAGGTGGCGCACAGCGTGACGGAACTGACGGACGTCAGCATCGACCTGCCCACGCCCGGCGGCAGCCCGATCTGCATCAACGCCCACGTCGCCTACGGCTCGGTGTGGGAGGTGACCGTCTCGGGCGCTTCGTTCCGCCTCGGCACGCCCGACGAAGTCCGCACCACCGCAGCGGTGCTGAACGTCGCCCACGCCGTCGCCGCCCTCCTCGCCTCGATCACCACCACCCGCTGAAAGGACGCCGCCATGAGCACCAAGCGCACGAACATCGACGCCATCGCCAAGCAGAAGGCCCTTGCCGCCGAGATGGAGTGTGCCAAGATCGAACTGCTGCTCGAAACGCTGGAGACGCGCAAGCGCGACAGCCTCGACATCCACGAGGTCCCGGTCTGGTCGATCCGCGACCTGGTCCGCCACGCCTTCGAGAGCGGCTACCGCGAGGGGCTGCACGCGGGCTACCGCCAGGGGCGAACAGACGCGGCCCGGGAAGCGGGTGGGGGGGCGGGACGCGAGGCCCCGTCCGGGCCGCGAAACCCCGAACTCCCAACCGACCCGACGACCTGAAGCCCGCGACGAGCGGGCTTCGGTGTTTACCGGAGACCCTCGTTCATCACGCAATCCGCCAGGAGCACGACCATGACGAAACGCACCCCCAAAACCACGAAGCCTGAACCCACCGCCGCCGAGGCCTACGCCGCGCGGCGGAACGACATCGCACGCCTGCTCGACGTGCTCGAGATGGAGCTCGACAAGCACGACGAGCAAGCCAAGGCCGACCCGCGCAACTGGGGCCTGCCGGGCAACCTCGGCAAGGTCCGCAGCGACCTGATCGACCTGGTCGGGTTCATCAGCGGGATGGAGCGAGAACGCATCGAGGAGTTCCTGCGTGACGCCGAGTGAGCCCCGCCGCGCGGCGTCGCGGGAGACCGCGATCGCCACGCTTCCCCCCACGACCCGCCGCAGCGTGCGGCGGGCACTCGCACCGAGAAGAAGGAGTCCGACATGGCACGAAAGGGAACGATCAAGAACATGAGCAAGGTCCAGCGCGAGACGAGCGCTGCGTGGAAGGCCCGCAAGGACGCGAAGGCAACCGCGACGCCCGACGACAAGACTCCGCCGACGCGCGAGGAGGCCAACCGCCTCGCCGAGCGGGCGGCGGTCGCGGTCTTCGGCCCGGCGGTCCTCAACCCGGCACCGAGTACGAACGCGAAGCCCGCGGGCAGGCGTGGCAAGGCTGCGAAGGCCCCCGCGCCGATCACGGCGAAGAAGACGAAGAGCACCAAGCCGGCGACGGAGCGGAAGTCCGCCAAGGAGGCGAAGCCAAAGTCCCCGAAAGCCGCAGCCGAAAAGAAGCCCAAGCGAGTCAGCGCCCTCGACGCCGCGGCCCAGGTGCTCGCCGCCAGCGAGGTGCCGATGCGGGCCAAGGAGATGATCGCAGCGATGGAGGCCAAGGGCCTGTGGAAGAGCCCCGGCGGCAAGACCCCCGAGGCCACGCTCTACGCCGCGATCATCCGCGAGATCGCCGCCAAGGGCACCGCCGCCCGCTTCAAGAAGCACGAGCGCGGAGTATTCGTCGCGGGCAAGATCGCCTGAGGGCCGCATCACGCCCCCTTTCCCGCCGCGACCTTCTTCCGGGTCGCGGCTTTCTGTTCGGCCACACCCTTCGCCGGGAGCCGTTCCGCCTTGCGGCCCGTGAACTTCTCCCACCGTTGCACGATCACATCGCAGTAGAGCGCGTCGAGCTCCATGAGGAATGCCCGCCGCCCGGTCATCTCCGCGCCGATGAGCGTGGAGCCGCTGCCCCCGAAGAGGTCGAGCACGTTCTCGCCTGGCCGTGACGAG